ACTCTGCCTTCTCAGCAGAATATTATGGATGGCTTTGTGAGATTATCAGGCTGGCCGCAAATGAGCGGCTGAATGAGTTTGACAGGAACATAATGGAAGATTTGGCGGCAGGGAGGAAATACGAAGAAATCCAGGCCAAGTATCACATTTCCGCCAATAAGGTGAGCCAACGCAAAAATGAAATATTCCTCTGTATCTACGACCAGATTATCGAAAGCTCTAACACTGTGAACGGATCGGCGTTTTTGAAGGTTCTAAAATATAGGTATCAGGCTCATGTTATAGGCAAGTGGGAAAAGAAAATGAAACGCAGGATAATTGGCGACCACTATCTGGAGAAAGAGCCGTTCGGGCTGCGGAGCAGAGGCAAAGCGGATCGTCCGAGACCTGTCATGGAATCTCTTGTCAATGCTGTCCATCAAGCTTCCGAGAATGTGGTCATGGCCGTTAATTGGGTTCAACAGCTTCATGCCGCCATTACTGCAAGTGTTAGAAATGTGACTGAATTGGTATCTTCTGACGCATATAAGGAAATAATGGAGAGATGGAGCAAATATGAGGGGCTGGAAAATCTGGACGAAATGGACGATTTTGAAGATATGGACGATGAATGGGATGAAACGATCCCCCTCGCCGTTGAGCATGCCGCAGACACAGGGGCGTCTGAAAGCAGCACTGTGGCAGATGAGACCATAAATACAGGCACCGAGCCCGCAGCTAAAGCTGTCTGAAAGGAGAAAACGCATTGGCAGAAGTATATACACCATCCGAGTATGCCGTCGGGATGCTGGACGAGTTCAAAAAGGATTATCAAAAAATGAAGGAACGGTGTGTTCTCTTTGAGCAGGAACACGAAGGGTTCTGCCGACGGCTTGGTCTGAATCAGGATGATTTCGATACTGAAAAGCACCCGGATCACCCGGAGCCCAAAGCGTTTCAGCTTGCGAAATTATCTGATCGCGATCAGCATATGCTCAGCGGGTATTTGGCTGACCGGGAGAAGATGTACATTTTGGAACAGTGCGTCCGAAATATCCCGGAGGAAGATGTTCGCAGCATGGCGGAGGCATATTATCTTGAACGGAAAACACAGCCAGAAATCGCAGCTAAGATGGGCCGCACCAAAAGCTATGTGTCTAAAAAACTGGATAGGGTTGAGAAAGGAACCATGGCCGAGACAGTTGACCGCTATTTGGCGTGGAAGTACGGCGTTCCTGGCGGCAAAAGCTGTTTCTGGGCCGGAGAATGGGAAAAGAGATATATGCAGCATCAGGACGCCCTCCATGGGATCATCCATCTGCCTGACCTGTCAAAAGCACCGTGGGTAAAGCAATTACGCAGAATGGGGTTTATACGATAGTTAAAGCTGACCGCGCCTTGCAGCCTATGATCCGGTGGAAACTTTTCGCGGAAATCTGATAGTAACCATGGGTATAATTATATAGAAAGAAAACGGAAGCCACCGGCAGCGTAATGCAGCTTACCAAATAAAACATGAAGAAGCTCTGTAGGAATCACTCCTGCGGAGCTTTTTTTGACGCCTCGGCACCCTATGCGCCGGGGCTTTTTTCATGTCCGCATCGCTGCGGAATTACACATCAATACAATACGGCGGAGCCTATGCCGCCGGGAAAGGAGTCATATGCAGGAATTGAAGAAGCAGAACGTTTGGGTCTGCTGGAAATACGTCAGCAAGGGCGGCAGGATGACGAAGATGCCATTTGCCGCGGCCGGCGGAGCCACGGGGACAAGCCCGGATCACAGCGGTGAATGGACGGATTTCGTTAGCGCAGCAGCAGCGGCGAAGAAGCCGGAATTGGGCTTCGACGGAATCGGTTTCGTCATGCCGGAGGGTTATTTCCTTCTTGATGTGGATCACAAGAGTGCAGACGATCCGATGGTGAAGGAATTGATCTCCATGTTCCCCACCTACCTGGAACGCTCCCCCAGCGGGAACGGTTATCACTTTTACGGGAAAGCCGATCTGAGCCAGATTCCCCAGAACTGGGACGCCGAGCAGCAGCGATATAGACTGGATGGAAAATATTACACAAAGAACAGTACCGCAGGCTTGGAACTGTATATCGGCGGCCTGACGAACCGCTTCGCCACCTTTACAGGAAACACAGAAAGCAGGCCAGAGCAGATTACGGACTGCACCGAAGCTGTGCTGGCTTTTCTGGAGAAATTCATGAAGCGGCCGGAGATGCCCGAGGTCATAACGGAGGCGGACGACAGATACATCCGGCTGTCCGAGGAGGATATTCCCGAAGTCATCGCTTCCCTTCGCAGCCAGAAAAACGCGGATAAGTTTAAATCGCTCTTTGATGACGGAATGATCCCGGATGGGTTATCTCAGTCTGAAGCGGATGCGTCGCTTTGCGCCATGATCGCGTTCCGCACCGGGCCGGATCCTGAGATGATCGATGCCATTTTCCGTGAGTCTGCTCTCTATCGCGACAAGTGGGACCGGACGGATTATGCTGCTGCAACGATCAAGGCCGGCATCAAAGCTTGCAAGGGCGTATTTCATCATAGCCTAAAAAAGCGGCCAACCTTCGTTCTGAATGACGGGAAGAAGGATTATGTGAGCGCGACGATTCTTGCCGATTATGTCCGCAGTCACCTGGACTATAAGTTTGTCCGGGAAGCGGAGCGAAATTCCTATCAGAAATATGTATATCGTGACGGCGTTTATCAGATTTACAGCGATGATATGTTCAAGGGCGAAATCAAGGCTTTTGTGATCGACTACGATCCGATGTTGCTGAAAATGTCTGTGATTGATGAAACGTATAAGCAGTTGGTTACAGATCTGGATTATGTCTTACAGACTGAGCTGAATGCAGATGAATCACTGATCAATTTTCAGAATGGATTGTTGGATATTCGGAATCTGACGATTCGTCCACACAGTCCCGATGTTTTGTCCTCAATTAAGATCCCCTGCGACTGGACAGGAAAAGAGTCACCGACGCCGGTATTCGATGCCTATCTTGCCACGCTGACAAATGGTGATCAGGAGACACAGAGCCTTTTGCTGGAGTTTATGGGAGCTTGTCTTTCTAACGTGCCGGGATCTCGTATGAAGAAATCCCTGTTCATGTACGGCCCCGGCGATACTGGCAAGAGCCAGCTGAAGCGGCTGACGGAACGGCTCTTAGGCCCTGGCAACTACACCGGCATCGATCTTCAGCAGATGGAGTCACGGTTCGGTACGTCGGCAATCTATGGAAAGAGACTTGCAGGCACATCGGACATGTCCTATATGACGGTTTCCGAGCTAAAGACCTTCAAACTGGCGACCGGCGGCGATTCCATGTTCATCGAATTCAAGGGGCAGGATTCTTTCCAGTTTGAATACCGCGGCATGCTGTGGTTCTGCATGAACAATCTGCCGAAGTTCGGCGGAGATGACGGCCAGTGGGTGTTTGAGCGTATCCTGCCGATTCACTGTCCAAATGTTCTGCCTCCTGAAAAGCAGGATCATGAATTACTGGATAAGATGTATTCGGAACGCGCCGGAATCGTCTACAGGGCAGTAATGGCCTTCCGGGAAGTAATCAAGCGCGGCTACAGGTTCACAGAGCCAAAGAGCATCGCTGAGGAACGCAGGGACTATAAGGTAGAGAACAACACGGCGCTGGAGTTCTTTGAAGACTTTATGCAGAAGCGGCAAGGTCCTGTGAAGCGGGACGATCCCTACACGGTCACGAAGGTGTATGAGGCGTACAAGACCTGGTATCAGCAGGTATACGGGGATTTCTACCGAAAGTCGAAAAAGAAGTTCTTCTCTGCTATTGCTGATTCCATTGGCTCGAAATATGAGGACATGATCGTGACCAATGCAAAGGGCACGGTACTCCGGGATTATACGCCGAATCCTGATGCCTGGGCGGAATACCAGCTGGGCGATTTTGTGCTTGGGCAGCCGCCGATGGAGTTCCTTTGATGGTAAACCAGGAGTACCTCTGACGGCGTCCTGAAGTGTGGTAAAAATGCAGCGGCGTGCCATGCAAAATGGCTCCGCCGGGCGCAGGAAGCCGGATGCACAGGACTGCTGACCGCTTGAACCGGGGCTTTGAGAGGCCTAAAGTGTGGTAAAAGTGATCACAGATGATGCTGATTTCAGTTTTACCACACTTTTACCACAGCCGAAAAGCCTTATGCCGCAAGGGTTTTCACGTTCTGTTGTGGTGTGGTATTTTTCTATTCTTTCTTCTAAAAAAGAAAAAAGAAAAAAATAATATATATAAGGACTCAGAAAAAATACCACACCGTATTTTACCACAGAGGGATCATCTCGGCAGCAGCGTGAACCCGTGCGGAGAAACTATGGGGATCCAAAACGGTACCCCATGACTTCGACGCCTCAGTTTAAAAGGAGACAAGCAGCGTGAAGCTGTTTGATCATACAGTAATAGTGCCGCCGGGCTTTGTACGGAGAAAGGATACTGCTATGTTGAAGAAGAACGAAAGGACCATGGAACTGTATGTGGAGGCCGGAGCGTATGCGCGGCTGCTTTCCGACATCGGAGCAGTGGCTGGCGTTGCTATGTCGAAGATCCTTCCTACGAAGGATGCGGACAGGCTTGTGTATCTGCTGAACAAGATTGATGAGATCAAGTGCAAAGCGGATGACCAACTGTTCAGTGACTTCCCGCAGATCGGTCATGATGGCACGAGCGTGTTCTACGGAACACTGAGCCAGGAAGCTCAGGGTGAGTTGGACGAGAAAGTGATCCGCACAGCGAGACAGAAAGCAAAGGGACTGTTTGAGAAACAATGCTGACTGAGGAACAGCGGAACCGAGTTTGGAGTTGTTACGATAACGACGGTATGCTGACGCCTCATGTGGACACGTGGGAAGGCGCGGTGCCGTTCGGCTGCCTGAGAGAGCGTTTGCAGGAAAAGGCACTCTTCTGGCTTGCCAGCAATGTCTATCCTGTACCACCCTATAATGACTGGGGCAGGGAATCATCAGCACGCCCAAGAGCCAAGGCATCTGCCGCCTTCATCACGTCCCATGAGCTTGGCAGCCTCCTGCACCACCAGACGGGCATCTTACTCACCGATGCCCAGGTGCAGGAGGCATTGCTCCTCGTTGGCATCGAGCCGCTGGATGGGAGCGGTACTGATTGGGTGTACAAGGTCTATCGCTCAAGCCCCTGTGCATGTGTCGCGGTGGATGGCACGACTTCTGTCGGCAACTACAGTCTGAAGAAGGTAGACCGGAGCCTGCGAGTGGCGGCAGTAACGATAACGCCTCTGTGTTCATCAGATGAGCAGGGAAATGATGACGAGCGGGCGGACGATGCGGAAAGCGTTTGAAAACCGTTTGATTTCCGTTTGATTTCGGCCCGGGGTGGGTCGTAACATTTTCCCGCCTTTGGACGAAGACCGTCGCCCCTCAAGTCAGGCGTGCCTCGAATATCATAGACCCGATTAACCCACACGGCGGCAGGGTTTCACAAATAAACAACAGATCAGAAAATCCTTACAGGCAAGGCATTTCGGGTACATTCTGGGAGGACAATCCTCCCATCCGGGATGCTCAGCCTGTTTGATTTTCTGCGCCGTTATTTCAAACGAAATCAAAGGAATCAAACAATTCCTTGTGTGCCAACTTTGGCAGACGAAAGTCTGAAATCTATACTGCATAGCGAGAAGAAGGTGCAAATATGTGCACCTTCTGAAGTGCCACAAATTATTTTGATAAGAAGACGATGCAGAATCTGCACCACCTTGAAGAGCCGCTGCCCACGGTGGCAGAAAGGAGTATTCATGGCAAAAGACGGAACCAATCGCGGTGGAAAACGCCAAGGCGCGGGACGTAAACCGAAGCCCCTGGCGGAGAAGCTCCAGGAAGGAAAAAAGGCGGCGGTTTTGGCGCTGCCAGAAAATGATCCCTATGATGGTCCTGAGATTGAAAGCATAAAAGAGTTTTTGTCTTCTGACCAGCGGATGGGCGATCTTTACGGCAAAGAGATATTTGAGCAGATGGTTACCTGGCTGCGTGACCGTAATTGTGCTCATCTGGTCAGTCCTCACCTGCTGGAACAATACAGCATGGCGATGGCGCGTTGGATACAGATTGAAAATGTAACCAGCGAATACGGACTTGTATCAAAGCACCCTACAACTGGAGCTATGATCGGAAGCCCGTTCGTGACCATGGCGCAGGGCTATCTGAAACAGGCAAATATGCTTTATCAGCAAATTTTCTCCATTGTTACTGCAAACAGTATGGAGCCGGTAACAGGCAATCCTCAGGACGATATCATGGAAAAACTGCTGGGGATGTAACCTATGCAAATATTTGCATGGGAGTCCATGCGTTTGAAGATGCCGATGCAGGAGAAACCGCTGGGGTGTGATGGTAAGAAAATATTTTATGGGTGAAAAACAGCCGTCCTGTATGGCGGAAAGGAGGAAAACCATGTCCGATTACAAGCCGACGCGGTTTATGCTGCCGACGTCGCATTATGACAAGGAAAAAGCTGACCGAGCCGTCATGTTCATCGAGAGCCTGCGGCACACCAAGGGCAGCTATTACAACAAGCCGTTCAAGCTGCTGGACTGGCAGGAAAGGCTCGTCCGCAACCTTTTCGGTGTTGTAAAGGAAGATGGCAACCGGCAGTTCAAACAGTGCATCACCTTTTGTGCCAAAAAGAATGGGAAAACGGAGCTTGCCGCCGCCATCGCCCTGTACCTGCTCTGCGCCGATCATGAACAGCGGGCAGAGATTTACGGTGCAGCTGCCGACCGCCAGATGGCGGGGCTGGTGTATTCCGTCGCTGCCGATATGATCCGGCTCTCGCCTGCATTGCGAAAGCGGTGCAAAATCCTCGACAGCCGCAAGCGTATCATCTACACACCGACGAATTCTTTCTACCAGGTTCTCTCCTCTGACGCGGACCGTGCCCACGGTGTGTCTGCCCATGGTGTGATCGTGGACGAGGTGCATGTGCAGAAAAATCCCGATCTGGTGAACGTACTGACCAAGGGTTCCGGGGACGCAAGGCAGCAGCCTTTGCAGTTTATTATCAGCACTGCGGGCGACAATATCCACGGCATCGGATATGAGCTGTTTCAGAAAGCGCAGGACATCATCGCCGGACGAAAAACCGATCCGACCATCTACCCTGTGATCTACGCCGCTGATCCATCCGATCCCTACGATGCTCCGGCAACGTGGCGGAAGGCCAATCCCTCCATGGGCGTGACATTTTCGGAAGCCTCTATCCGGGAAGCCTGTGAAAGCGCAAAGCAGAATCCGAGTGAGTTAAACGCTTTCCTGCAGCTTCGCCTGAACATCTGGACGAAGCAGGCTGTTCGATGGATGCCAATGGACCGGTGGGATGCGTGTAACGCGCCTGTCGATCTGGAAAAACTGCGAGGCCGCCCCTGCTATGCAGGACTCGATCTGAGCAGTACACAGGATTTGACAGCATTGGTACTCGTGTTCCCACCTTTGGAACAGGATGAGCCATACACCATCTTGCCCTTCGCTTGGGTGCCGGAGGAGACGATAGATGTCCGCAGCCGTAAGGATCATGTGAATTATGATCTGTGGCGCAAGCAAGGCTTCATCCTGGCCACCCCTGGCAACGTGATCGATTATCAAGCGATCGAAACGAAAATCATGGAGCTGCGGGAAATATACGACATCCGTGAGATCGCATATGACCGCTGGAATTCCCAGATGCTGATACAGCATCTCAGCGATGAGGGTATGACGGTCGTTCCCTTCGGTCAGGGTATGCAGTCCATGAGCCCGCCGACAAAGGAACTGTTCAAACTGACGCTGGAAAAGAAGCTGGCCCATAGCGGGCATCCCGTTCTTCGCTGGTGCATGGACAATGTGGTTGTTGATCAAGATGCCGCCGGAAATATCAAAATCACAAAAGCACGGGCGACGGAGAAAGTCGATCTTGCCGTGGCGATGGTCATGGCGCTGGATCGGGCGGTCAGGCATGAGATGAGCAATGGAGAATCCGTATATGAAAACAGAGGTCTGCTCTTTATCTGAGCGCCTCTGCTTTTTATTTCCCCTAATGAGCTTTCCAAGCTCATTATAACACCTGTGTCAAGACCCCAGATGGTGGTAAAAGGGCCAGGTGGACGTAAGAATGAGCATTTTTGATGTAAAAAAGTAAGGAATGTTGATTCCGGAAAGGAGTTTAAATTGAGCATTTTTCAAAATATCTTCAAGCCCCGCAGCAGCAATCACCTGGCAGGCGGTGGTCCGCGGTTCTTCTTCGGGCAGTCAGCGTCCGGGGCTAATGTCAACGAACGAACCGCAATGTCCATGACGGCGGTATACGGCTGCGTCCGTGTGTTGGCGGAATCCATCGACAGTCTGCCGCTGCATGTGTATAAGCGTGGCGATAACGGCAACCGGGAGAAAGCTGAGAATCTGCCGTTGTATACGCTGCTCCATGATACCCCCAATGATGAGATGAGCAGCTTCACCTTACGCGAAACCCTAATGACGCACCTGCTTCTCTACGGCAACGCCTACTGCCAAATCCTACGGAACGGGCGCGGTGAGGTAATTGCTCTCTACCCGCTGTTGCCGAACCGTATGACGGTGGAGCGGGATGAAAGCGGGCAGCTGTTCTACCGGTATCATCGGTATAGCGAGGAACCGCCCACGATGGAGGGAAATCAGGTGATCCTGCTGCCGGAGGATGTGCTGCATATCCCAGGCATGAGTTTTGACGGTCTTGTAGGCCTGAGCCCTATCGCTGCTTGCCGGAATGCCGTCGGCGCGGGATTGTCCGCCGATGAATACAGCAGCCGGTATTACGCAAACGGCGCGGCGCCTATGGGCGTACTGGAGCACCCAGGCGTGATCAAGCAGCCTGAAAAACTCCGCGATTCCTGGAATGAAGCTTTCGGCGGAACAAGGAACGCTGGGAAAGTCGCTATCCTGGAAGAGGGACTCAAGTTCACACCGATCTCCATCTCTCCTGCTGATTCCCAGCTGTTGGAGACCCGGAAATTCACCGTAGAAGAGATTTGCCGTATCTTCCGTGTGCCGCCTCACCTGGTGCAGGATTTGACAAAGACCAGTTACAACAGCGCCGAACAGATGAGCCAGGAATTCGTATACTACACCCTGCTTCCATGGTGTGTGCGCATTGAACAGGCCATGATGCGGTCCCTGCTCAATCCCCAGGAGCGAAGACAGTATGATATTCGTTTCAACTTGGACGGTTTGCTGCGCGGCTCCTATGAAAGCCGGATGCGCGGGTATCAGACCGCAGTGAACACAGGCATTTTCAGCATCAACGATTGCCGGAAACTTGAAAACATGGATCTGCTGCCCGCCGACCAGGGCGGCGATATCCATATGGTGCAGGGCGCGATGATCCCGCTCTCCATGGTCGGTGCTGCGTATGCTAGGCCCTCTGATGAAGAGGAAAACGAGAAAGACGTCACAAAGCCTGATGGAAATAGGGCGGCGAAATAACCATCGGATTTCCAGTGGTTTTTGCCTGCGCCCACGAACCCTGCCAACTAAACCGACTTCGCCCTTGGCCTCAAAAAATGATGGCATGGGCGATGAGAATATAGCACAGAAAGGAAATGTTGCCTATGAGTACTACAAAGACTCAGCTGCTGAAGATCATCCGTATGAAATGCCTGGACTGCACAGCCGATCAAAAGGATGAAGTGAAGCTGTGTCCCAGTGAGGATTGTCCGCTTTGGCCGTATCGCTTTGCGAAAGACCCGTATAAGAGCGAAATGTCGGATGCACAGCGAGCACAACGGATGAAATCACTTCAAACAGCTTGGCTTAAAAACGAGCGTGTATGCGATGAAAACTGATACCTGTTTTATTGGGCATCAGTTATATGCCCAACCAATCGGATGCTCTGAAACTATCGTGTACACGATGTTTTTCAGACATCAAAGTTATAGATAAAGCGCAGCAGTTGGAGAAGCCCCTCCCGCTGCTGTTCTTTATATACACATCAGCGCCATCATGCGCTGATCACTCAGGCTCCGTAAATCTTTATGCGGAGCGTTTGTTGTGCGCCCATCACGATAACTGGGCAGAAAGGATATCTTCATGAAGAAATTCACTATCAACGAACTGCGTGAAAAGCGGGCTCAGAAGTGGGAAGAGGCCAGCGCCTATCTCGATTCCCATCGCACCAAGGACGGCTATCTGGTCGCCAAGGATGTGGAGGTCTATAACGCCATGGAATCCGAGATCATTGCCCTCGGTGACGAAATCAAGCGCATGGAGCGCGGTGAACAGATCGAGGCGGAACTGAACCGGCCTACCGCCTCTCCTCTGACGAACCGCCCCGGCGCTAATGGCGCGATCAAGACCGGCCGCGCTTCCGATGCGTACAAGGCTGCCATGCTGAACGCCCTCCGCTCCAACTTCCGCCAGATCAGCAATGTGCTGGTCGAAGGCACTGACGCCGCCGGTGGTTATCTCGTGCCCACGGAATATGATGAGCGGCTGATCGAGAAGCTGGATCAGGAAAACGTCATGCGCAAGCTCGGCACGACGATTCAGACCTCCGGGGAGCGCAAAATCAATGTCGCGGCTTCCAAGCCTGCTGCTGCCTGGGTCGAAGAAGGCGGTGAGCTGGTATTCACAGATCCCACCTTCTCCCAGGTCATCCTGGACGCCTATAAGCTCTCCGTGGCCACCAAGGTGTCCGAGGAACTGCTGGCCGATAATGCCTACAACCTGGAAGGCTGGTTGATCGACTCCTTCTCCCGCGCGCTGGCCAACAGCGAAGAAGAAGCCATGATCATCGGCGACGGCAGCAGCAAGCCTACCGGCGTTCTTCATCCGACTGCGGGCGGCGAGATTGGCATCGTGACCGCTGGCAATACCATCACGGCGGATGAAATCGTCGATCTGGTTTACAAACTGAAGCGGCCTTATCGCGCCAACGCGGCCTTCCTGATGGCTGACAGTACGCTGGCCGCTGTCCGTAAGCTGAAGGATTCTACCGGGCAGTATCTGTGGCAGCCTGCCCTGACTGCCGGTGAGCCTGATCGTCTCCTGGGCTATCCTGTGTACACCAGTGCCTATGTGCCTGCCATTGCCGCTGGTCAGCCCGTGATCGCCTTCGGTGATTTCAGCTACTACAACGTGGCCGATCGTGGCGCTCGTTCCTTCGCCGCTCTCCACGAACTCTACGCCGGTGTCGGCCAGGTGGCTTTTGTCGCCAAGGAACGTATTGATGGCAAGCTGATCCTGCCTGAAGCCGTGCAGGTGCTCAAGATGAAGGGTACTGCGGCCCAGGGCTGATACCACTACAGGAGAACGGCAATACTCATAGGAGGAGGGGCTTCTCCTCCTGTGGGCGTACCGTATGTGTTGATTGCTTTCTGCCCATAAAAGCAACAGATTACTACCCGAATTTTTGTGCGGAATATGCCCGAAAATCCTTGATATGTAAGGCAAAACGGCTCATATTTTACTTGATAATTCTCGCCACCTGAGTGATATATGGTCACAACGAAAGCGGAAAGCGAGGATTTCAGTATGTACGAAACGACTACCAACGAGGAACTGGTGCGCATCATCCGGGAAACAGACAGCGAAGACGCTCTGGCGGTACTGCTGCGCAACATCGCGCCGATCACCATGCATGAAGCTGAGAAATATCGGGGCAGGATGGTCACCTACCAGACGGAGGACTTTCTGCAGGAGGGCAGCATCGTCGCCTGGCAGATCATTGAACGTGGGACCTTCCGGACGGGCAATTTCTGCGCCTACTTTGGCAGCGCGGTCAAAAAACGCTTTGCCAACATCTACCGTGATTATACACTGAGAAACCTGATCTGCATAGAGCAGCGGGTGGACTGCTATGGAAACCTGACCAGCATCCTCGCGGTCAGCGACTACGCCAAGGCGTACCGTGAAAAGCATCGGCGGCACTGTCGTGAGAGCTATGCAAGGAAAAAGGAGAAGGAAGCGGAAGCCCGTCGCGCAGCCGGCATCCCTGATCCGGAGCTGAAACCTGTGCTGAGCGAGGAGGAGAAACTGGAACAGCGCCGGACGCGCGCTCTTGCGTACTACCATGAACACAAGGATGACCTGAACGCCAGAAGGAAAGCAAAGCGGGACGCGCTGAAGCTCATGGCGGCTGTGTAAAACACAGACATTCCCGTACCGAAGCCGCTCCACGCGGCCTTTCGGTCGTACAGAGCCAATAGAATACAACGAGTCAGAGACGAGGGATTTTGCCTCGATTTTTTTGTCGGTATCCACCTGAGAACCGGCCCGTATCGGCCGGATTTTTTGTTGAAAAATCGGGGAAAATCGAGTCTCTACCTTATTATATTACTTGCAATTCAGGCAAAACAGAGCTAACATGCTACTACCCGAAGGGACCGGAAAAAGCCCGATTTCGCGGGGATTTTCATACGAGAGGAGGCCGTGAGTATGGAGGCCGTACAGACAAGACAGATGAGGACGATCCCCTCCCTGTCACAGCTCGACCGCAAGCGCGCGGCCGAAGCCAAAGAAAGATGGGAAAGGAACCGGAGCGCGGCAATGATTCCCCCTGCGGAAGCACCGCAGCCTGTTCCCGCAAAACCGACTCTGACAGCGATCCCGCCTAAGAGCGTCGCGGCGGCATCCGTTCCGACAAAGCTCCGTGTGGCGGCCTACTGCCGCGTGTCCACCGGCTCTGTGGAACAGGAAACATCCATAGAGAACCAGCGGGCGCATTTCGAGAAAATGATCAACGCCAATCCTGACTGGGAGATTGCGGATGTGTACTGGGAAGCAGCTGTGTCAGGAACCAAGAAGGACAGCCGGCCCGAGCTGCAAAGGCTCCTCGCCGACTGTGAGGCGGGCAAGGTCAATCTGGTGCTGACCAAGTCGATCTCCCGATTCGCAAGAAACACGGCGGACTGCCTGGAGATGATCCGGAAGCTGAAAGCTCTGGGCGTGAACGTCCGGTTTGAAAAAGAGAACATCGATACGGGTTCCATGGAGTCAGAATTGATGCTGACTCTTTTTTCGACCTTCGCGGAAGAGGAATCCCACTCCATTTCCCGCAACACGACCTGGACAAAACGAAAGCAGTTTCAGGAAGGCACCTTCAAGTACTCCATCGCCCCGTTCGGCTACAGGCTTGTGGGCGGCACCTTTGAGGTCGATCCCGAGGAAGCGCCTATCGTCAGGGAAATCTTCGACCGAGTGCTCGCCGGCGTAGGCACACCGACCATCGCCAAAGAGCTGAACGCCAGAGGCATCCCCACGGGCACGAAGCGCAATGACGGTAGCCCCGGCGTGTGGGGTTCCTACATGATCACGGGCATGATCCAGAACGTGGTCTACATCGGGGATGTGCTCATGCAGAAGACCTTCAGGGACGAGCATTTCCATCTTTGCATCAACTACGGAGAACGGCCCCAGTACTACAGCGAAGGCCATCACGAGGGAATCATCGATAAGGAGACCTTTGAACTGGCAAACGCCGCTTTGAGGCAGCGTGGCAAGGAGAAAGGCAACGTCCCGATGGAGAACAAGCAGCTGCGCAACAATCCGCACAACAACCGCTACGCTTTTTCCGGCAGGCTGAAATGCGGATGCTGCGGCGGCACGATGCAGCGAATCACCCAGAAGCTCCACGATGGCAAGCAGTACCACTGGGGCTGCATGACCCACATCGAGGACAAGGACAAATGCTGGATGAAGCGGGAGTATGAGGAGACCATCCAAAACGCCTTCATGACCATGCTGAACAAGCTGGTCTACGGGCAGGATGTGATCATCGACACCTACCTGACAGTATTGAAGAATGAACACAGTCTGAAGAACAAAGAGAAAATAAGGGAACTGCAAAACCGACTGGAACTGATCTCCAGTGAAAAGCACCGGCTCTCGATCCTGATCGCAAAGGGATGTGAGCCGGTTTCTTTTCGGGCAAAAACGCTGGAGCTGGACGCAGAAGCCAACAACCTGTGCGCGGAGCTTATGCAGCTGCAGGGCGATCCGGCACAGGTGAAGGCAACGCTGGCGCTGCGCGATCAGCTGACCGTGTGGAAAAAGCGGCTGACGGACGAGTTTCCCTCACAGCTGTTTTCACGGATCGTCGATCACGCCGTGGTCAGGACGTCGGTAGAGATCGAGTTTCATCTGAAATGTGGCCTGGTGCTGACGGAGAACTACGGAAAGTAACACTGATTCATCCTCCGCGTGCTCATCTGTTGTCATGAAAAGAACATGCGGAGAAAGCGGAAAGGAGCACGAAACAATGGCGCATATCCCATACGGATACAGGATTGAACGAGGCAAGGCTGTGATCGTCCCCGAGGAAGCGGAAAGGATTAGAACGTTCCTAAATGCCTACCTCGACGGCTTTTCCATAAAAAACGCAGGAGCCGAGGCGGAGATCCCTCTTTCCAAATCTGCGCTCAGGAAACTGCTGGGTAACGAGGTCTACCTTGGCACGGACTACTACCCGCCGATCATAGACCGGGACACGTTCGACGAGGTGCAGCGAGACTGCGAGACCCGGACGCATGAAGGGCAGTCAAAACCGTCGCCGGTCCTGCCGATGAGCAGCCGGTTTATCCTGGAGCGGCCTGAACGAGGGGATACCGGATGGATGAGTTCTGCCGACGCCGCCGCTTACCTGTACAGCCTGATAAGACCGAGCGACAAGGGTCGTATGGAAATGGCTCCGGAAGAAAAGCTCACCGTGGCAGCATGGCGGGAACGAACACAAACCGAAATGTGAAGGAGGACACTTTATGGCAGTAAGAATCATCCCGGCGCAGCCGAGGGTGGAAGGCACGTCGGCCCTGCAGCAGGAAGGCGCGCTGCGGGTCGCGGCCTATGCCCGCGTTTCCACTGAGCTGGAGGAGCAGGAAAGCTCCTATGAAGCGCAGTGTACACACTACGAAAACTACATCACCAACCATGAGGGCTGGACTCTGGCGGGCATCTACGCCGATGAAGGCCTGAGCGCGACGAGCACGAAAAAGAGGGAGCAGTTCAACAAAATGATCGCCGACTGCGAGGCGGGACTTGTGGACATGGTAATCACAAAGTCCATCTCCCGCTTTGCGAGAAACACGCTCGACTGTTTGCAGAACGTCCGAAAGCTTAAGGCGCTGGGCATTCCTGTGATCTTCGAGAAGGAGAACATCGACTCCATGGGGGCATCCGGGGAATTGTTTTTGACGATCATGGCGAGTCTGGCTCAACAGGAGAGCGCGTCCATCTCCCAGAACACCCGCATGGGCTGGCAGTACAACTTCCAACAGGGCAAGCCGATGCTGGTGCAGAGCCGGTTCCTGGGCTACACGAAAAAGCGCGGCGATATGAAGCTGACCATTGTGCCCGAGGAAGCGGACATCGTGCGCAGCATTTTCCGCATGTACCTGGAAGGCTACAGTGCGGGCGACATCATTCTCACGCTGGAAGAGAAGAAGATTCC